GACACGCAATTTTCCTTACCAGCGGACTGGATGGTGGCGACGTTTGTGTTGGCGGTAGTGGCGTTCATTTGAGGCTCCTTGCTGTTTGATTGTTGGACTAGCAGTACGATTGTCGTGCTGCATGATCCAGACTATAGCTGACAATTCAAACCCGTGCAACAGTCTTTTCAATCGCACGAGCTTTGCTGATAGCCTTTGTCAAAACGGTATATCGTCGTCATCAATGGTAGCAAGGGCACGCGAATCAACCTGCACACTAGGTTGCGTTGCTGTAGGTTCCTGCATACCAAATGCAGTCCCGTCAAAACAGCAAACCAGGATGGACGGGTAGGGCTTCTTGTTTGTCCATACCCGTAGGTGAGTCGGGACTCGAAGTTGGGGCAGGCGTAGCAAGGCGTCCTGTACGTCTGCGGGCACCTCCTCATGCGAGCGCTCGCGCCACCAGCGTCTCGCATTGCGTTGTCCATAGCCTGCGTGCTCGAACAAGACGTATTCGCTAAAGGACCGAAGGCCGCAATAGTAGGTCACCCGCACACTAGGGGGCTTCATGATCTTGGTGTGCTTACTGTATGTCACGTGATCTACCTGCAACACCTCGGTGACGGGGGCGTCCCCTTTAATTAGCGTGTCGGTAGCTGCGAACTGATTGAACTTGACTTGGAAGGTAAACTCCGCACCACAGTTGAAACAGTGTCTGGCGCTTGCATGGTTGTACACACCACAGGCATCGCAGATGCGAACGGGTGCTTCCCCGCCCCCTGCGCCCTTCTTGCGCGGGATCACAGGGTCGTTGATGGGCCCGAGCCTGCGCGTGTTAGCTGCAAAATCCAGGACCAGGCAGTTCTGTTTACCGGGGCTCGGACGTGTCCCCCTTCCCAGCATCTGCACCCACAACACCGTCGACGCTGTGGGGCGCAGAACCCCTATACAGTCGATGGCAGGGAAATCGAACCCTGTGGTCAGCACGTTATTATTCACAGCGACACGGTATTTCCCGCTCTTGAATCCTGCAATAGCTTCGTCCCGTTGCTTGTCGGGCATCTTGCTATGTACGGACACAGCACTCACCCCCAGCGTGTCCAACATGTCCACAATGTTGTTGGCGTGCTGAATGCCACTTGCAAAGATCAGCCAGTGCTTGCGGTCTGATGCAAGCTCGAGCATTTCGCACAAGGCACCATGCGTGATTTCTTCTCTGTCGATTGCAGACTGCAATTCCTTAGGAACGAATTCGCCACCGCGTAGGTGCACGCCGTCTACGTCCACTTGCTGCCTGGTTGCACGCGGAATCAGCGGTGACAGGTACCCTTCGGCGATCAGCCGATTGAAGGCGTCCACCCCCGTGATGTCAAAGCACACATCTGTGAACAGACCGTCGCTGGTGATGTGCCCCTGCCCGAGTCTCCACGGGGTTGCTGTGAACCCAATGACCTTAAGGCAAGGGTTGACCGCTTTGAGCCCGCTCAGGAACGCACCGTACATCGCTTCTTCATTGGGGCTTACCAAGTGGCACTCATCGATCAACACTAAATCCTGATGCCCAAACAGGTCAGGCCTACGCCATACACTAGCAACCCCGCCAAAGGTGATGGGCCTATAGAACTCCTTGCGTTCCAGCCCTGCGCTATACACACCCGCTGGCGCTTGGGGCCATAGCTCCATCAACTTCTCGTAGTTCTGGACAATCAGCTCCTTCACATGCGTGAGCATTATGACGCGCTGACGCGGGTATTGTCGATACAGATCTTCAAGGAACCCAGCGATGACCACAGCCTTGCCCGTGCCCGTGGGCATAGCGACGACCGGGTTCCCTGTGTTAGCGCCGAAGTACCTGTAAATAGACTGTACCGCTTCTTTCTGGTAGTCCCGCAGGGTCAGGCGCATGATCAGAACGGCTTGTAATGGGAGCAGCCTTGCAACTGGAGTTCCTTTGACAAGGGCATAGGGTTTCCATCCGTCGCATGAGTCACTACGGGGTTGACGCAATACCAGTTCCCATCTTCTGCTGCATTGCTGTACTTACAGGTCCGGCAGTTGCGCGCAGGCGCACCGCCGAGGTGGCAGACTGCCTTGTGGTCACAGAACTTGCAGCCGAACCAGCCCACGGTCTTTCCAATCTTTGTGGGCGGTTCCTTTGCAAGGATAATGACCCGCGCACGGTCAATGAACTGGTCCGCAAAGGCAGGGTCGAGATACACCAGCTCTGCCCAGACGTCGTCGTTGTTCTTGTTGACCCCCATGTACAGCGCAACGGTCAACCCCATCTTTCTCATGTAGGTCTGCATCTGCACATAGTGCTCTAACTTTGCAACGCGCACACCTTTGCCTACAAGCTCTTTGAAGCTGTTGTCGTTGTGCGTCTTGAACTCCAGGAGCGTGGGCAGATCAGGTGGAAGATCTGGGATCCCCTGCCCTACACCGTCTCCACTTCCGCCGAAGTGGCCCCCGACATCGCTAATGCGGAATTGGTTGCCATTAGCGTCCTGTTGCCATACTTGCACCCCGATGGTGAGTAGCATTGCAATGAACCGGCCTTCCTCCAAGTGCCCCCGATTAAAGAGGCGCAGTATCCTCCCGTCAAAGTGAGGTGCCGTGGTCCAGTGAAAACCGTACCAAATCTCCCGTCCGCACTCGTGTCCGAGCACGCTGGCGCCGAGGTGAGAGCGAAACGGTACGTCCTCGCCCCGGTAAGCGTCCCCGATATGCGGAAGCACTTTCCCAAGGAATTGACGAAACTTTGCACCCTGATCCGCCTCAATAGCTGTAGCAATCGCGCTCAGGGTCTTGGTTGCACGATGCACCGTGCGGTCAACTGTGTTGATCATGGAATCTCCCTATTCCTATGCAGGCATGAGACCCGCAGGGGAATAGAGAGGGGTTTCCCCTCTCTACTACTACTAAACGGCAGGCTGAGTCTGCCAAGGCGGGGGGGCACCGGCGCCAACGGGTGCTGGGGCTTGTGCGGGCGGCTGGGGCGGTGCGTAGGTTGCGGGAGGCGCAACAGGGGCAGCGACGGGAGCGGGGGCCTGTGCAGCCGGCGCACCGCCTGCCCAAGGTTGCGCAGCAGCAGGGGCAGACCATGCGGGGGCCTGTGCAGGAGCGGCTTGACCGTTCCAGGCAGGAGGTGGCGCTTGAACGGGTGCCTGTGCAACAGGTGCAACAGGTGCAACAGGTGCCACGGGTGCCTGTGCAACAGGTGCACCAGCCCACGGGGCCGCTGGAGCGGATGCAGGTGAGGCTGCTGCCATGTCGACCTGCTCGTTAATGTTCTTACGTCCGGTCACATCGTTGCTGGCTTCGTACTGCGCAGTGGCAGGGCGCACCTTCAGTTTCACCTTCAGCGGACGTCCGTGCAACATCGAAGAGTCACCGACCTGCAACAGCCCAATGGCGTGGCACAGCGCGCTCAGTTGGCGCTGTCCGATTTCCGAGGCTTGGACGTTGCTGTTCTGCAGATTGAAACGGTCGAAAATCTTGCGACCGATATACTGCCCGTCAATCACGTTGTAACGGACTTCCAGGTACACACCGCCCGAAGCTGCGGTCGGTTTGAGATCGCTCTGGTCCACGACCACGTTATACCAGCCCGCAGGAAGGGCCTCGACAGTTTCCTGCGGAGGAACGTGAGTTGCATCAAAATTAAGTTGAGCCATGAAAAACTCCCAAAGGAATGGCAGGGCAGGAAAGGCGGCGCCCGATTACCGCTTAAAAAGGTCAATCTGAGATGCCTTGTGAAGAGCATCCGCAAAATAGTTCCACCCGTTGGCGGGTGGCGCTGGAATACTCAGCTCTCCGCTCATGCCGAAACGGTTTCCAGCAGTGTAGGCAGGCGTACGGGATAGGGCAAGCATCCGGCCCTTGTTCTGGCTGATGCCTCGAACCAAATTGCCTTTGTCGTTGCTCATCACAAAGATCGGCTCGTACAAGAACGCAATGACGTCTGCCCATTGCGTCACAATTTCCCGTTTCCCGTATGTCTTCTGATTCTTAGGGCTATGCAGCAGCAAGTCCCAGGAATCATATTCACCGCTCGTCGGGTCACTGATCCTGGCGCTGAAGACGTGGCAGGTCAGGATGATATTGATTCCACCATGCACCGCCAAGAGGTCGAATTGCTTGAGCAGGTTGTCAAAGATGGTGTTGGCGAGCGTATATGCCTTACCGTACCCGCCATGTGCGCTCTCCATGGTTGCAGACTTGTTGGAACGGGACGCCGGGTCCTGCCGCAGCACATAGTCATGAATGTGACGCTCTAGTGCTGTTGCACTGTCAATGGCAATGGTCTGATAAGAGAATTGCCCGCGCTGTGCAAGCTGGGTCACTTCCCCTAGTAACGCCTGCACCTCTTCAAGCGTCTGCAGAATGGGTGTCTTTGGAACGTCTACACCAGCAAAGCCAACCTCAAGCGGCACAAGCAGAACACCGGGTGCACCAGCGCACAGGGTCGTCTTGCCCATCTTTTCTTGCCCAGCGACGAGCATACGAATTCCGGTGCGACTGACACCGCTTGATACCTGTTGCAGAATGCTCATGCAAGGTCTCCATGTTATCTCCGCTGCAATGGGGCAGCGGGTCCCATATTTTACAGGGTGCGTTATGCACCAGCCCACTACATGTCTGACTCAGCTCGAATACTTTGGAAGGTCGGAAACCGGGGCTTGTCCTTCACCCCTTTAGGGAACGTCTTGTACTTGATAATCTTGCCGAGGATCAGGTTAGGATTCTTGAAGTAAAACTGACGTTCATGGTGCGTCATACAGCCGGCAGCAACGGTGATGTCCTGCCCTGTCTCACAATCCTTGCACTGTAACGCGCCCACCATGCCATTGGGCACCATGCCGGCCTGGTGTGAGCTACGTTCGGTCTGCCCGAGCTCGTTGATCTTGGCTTCGTTACCATTGGACTCCCCTTCCACAATGCGGATGACCACGGATTCCCGCTCGACGAAGCGCTTGATCCGCAGGTAGGTTGCTTCGCGCTGGGTTGCACGCCCATTCTTGTACTTGCCGTTTGGATCGCGCAGAATAACACCTTCGAACCCCATGTCAAGCCACTGCGCTTCCAGGCTCTCCAGCTCTTCCATTTTGTGGATCAGGTACGCGGGCATCACCCGCAGATGTTCCGCAAGCTTCGGCCAGATGCTGCGCATCTCTTCCACTCTCCGGATCAGATGCTCGTACCGTTGTTGATACCCGAGAGTCTCGGTGTGCTCCGTCACATAGTCGAACAGCCACCAGAGGGTGTATGGCTCCCCTTCGATGGTGTTCAGGGCACTTGTGGTCAAACTGCATAGACGAGGGTGCGTTTCCACGTTGGCAGCTACTTCACCGTCGAAGCCGCAGCACGCCAGCCCGCTGTACAGGTTCGTCGTGTACACGTTCTTGTGGCACTTGAAACTGCGCCCCGTGAACGTCCCTTCCAGGTTGAGGCCCCGTACACCGTCGATCTTGGGCTGCGCAATGACAGGGAACCGCACAGACCCTTCCTTCCAATCGCAAGCGAGCATCGGCTTCATCGTTACGCCTTCTCGGTCAAATACGCAAGAGCGCGAAGCTCGTCCACAGCCTGCCATTGAAGATGGCTGACCCCAAAGGATGAGATACACACAGGAACAATCGGTAGCACCAGTGCGAGCAACGCTTCCGCATACACCCGGATCTCATATTGCGCGTGCTCGTGCAGTCGGAGCTTCAAGAAGTGGAGAAGGTTGTGCAGATTCACCGTGGTGAACATGCGGGAATATGTGGACGTGGGCAGCACTGTGCGCGCCAGTTCCCGCGGACATCCTTGTTCAAGGAGCGCTTGATAGAGCGAGTGCGCATCAGCGTTGCTCTTCGTCATGAAGGCGTGGATGATGGTAGCGTGCTCGTGTTGCACGTTGTCGCGCATCTGCTTGTTGCTTGTGTGCTGGTGCGTGATCTGGTTCAACGCGGGGACGTAGTATTCGTCCGGGAGTTCCGTATAACGAGCGCTCATCTCGTTATATGACTGAGTGCGATGCCGGTGCCATTGCCGCAGCACAAAGATTGGAGCCTTCACTTCAAAGGTAAAAGTGACCGCCTCGAAGGGACTGGTGTGGTTGTTCTCCATCAAGTAGCGGATGAGACGTGCGTCCTTGCCACCGTCTTCCCCTGAGCGCCAGTCAGCGTCGTAGCTGACCCGCGCAGCACGAACGACGCTCAGGTCGCTTCCCATGTGGTCGACAAGACGGACGAAACCGTGGTCGAGTACCTCAATCATTCGGTTCATGCTGTACCTCAATGTAATGCGTTATAAAGCCCAATGACGTCCAGACAAATGTAGACGATATTGAGAGCGAAGAAAGCCCAGGCCTTGATGCCGAACGACCAGTAGAGCAGGAAGAAGCTGGCGACAATCATAATTGACCAAGGCCACACACTGTGCGCGTGTCCCGTTGCGATGATGAGCGTCCCCAGCACAGCAAGGGCGGTGCCAATGTACTCAAATGCTTTCACAGGTTCTCCTGACCTTGTGGGGCAATAGTGGGCGGAGGTTTCCTCTTGCCCTTGGGGTTGGCGGGCGGGACAATCTCCATGGACGGGGTGCTGGGCTTGATGGTCAAGCACTGGTCGAAGATGGCTTTCTGTTCCGCGGTCAACTCGTTGTAAGCTCGCTTTGCCAGTTCGGGCTTCCAACGCACAAGGCTGTCAACGGGCAATCCCTTCTCTACGAACTGTTCCTTCAGCCCGTCAAAGGAAGCCTCGTCCATCTTGTATTCGTAGGGAAGCTCCCCTTTACAGGTGTATCCGTCGGCAAGAGGATATTTCTGTACACCTTCTTTCGTCTCGAACCAGTCAAAGAAGATCTTGCGGCGCAGCAGCATCTCGCTGGCCTTGAGCGCCTTGAGCTGATCTTGCATCGCATACCAGCGCGCAAGATCATCCTCAGTCGCCTTTTGTGGGGGCGGGAGTTCGGACATATTAGCTCTCGTCCGCTCGGGTAGTTGCGTCTGTGTTGCTGTAGACGCCGTTCGGGTAGCGCTTGCCTAGCTTACGCTGGTTTGCGCGAAGGATGTCGTCGGGCTCCAGGCCCAGGTGCTGTATGTAGGTGCCGACAGCAGCGCTCAGATAGACAAGTGAAGTCATGAGGTTTTCTGCATGTCTGTCCATGGGGTTACAGTAGATCCACACGCGCTTCGCCTGATCCAGAAACTCTGCCGCACGATATACGAGATGTTCAACGAGTTCCGGGATCCCGCACTCGTTGAACATCTCGTTGACGTAAGAGGTCATTGCTTCCTGCTGCGCGTTGCTCCACAACCCAGCATCATCCAGCACGCCTATTCCGGCTTCCATGTAGAACAGGATATCGCCGAGCTCGAGAATGGTGTTGTCGCGGCTGCCAGAGTTCTTGAGCTCGATCACTTCCCCCATCACACCGATTGCAGCGTGCATGAGCGACGGAGCATCGACGGTGATCCGAGGTTCCTGGCCCGGGGCAATACCACGAAAGCTCACGCTGGCGTACCCGTCGCGCTTGAACAGGTTGCGCACCATCTGGGGCCAGGGCACGTACTGCGCGCCCACGCCCACTGAGTCAGCAGCGACTTCTCCCTGCGACTTCTCCCTGCGACTGAACAACACTCGACTTCGGTTTTCCATTGTTTTCTCCTGTGTGGCTGCGCATTAGTGCGCCGTTAAATAAGTGTACGGGGTGCCAGCACACCATACAACTGTCAGGCTCACATTACGTCGGGCAGGGATAGGATGCGGTAGCACTTACCCACGAAGCCCCAGTCAACGGGGATGTTAACCCTCGGTACTTCCACAATATATCCGCTGTCACACAGGCTCTTAATAGTGTCGTCCAACCCCTTGGTCGGACCTAGACGGTACTTGAGGAAGCTGTTGATCTTCTGCGTCCGCTGCTGTAGGTACTTGCGGGCAACGACGCCGCCGTGCCGCATCTGATCTGGTAGCTTGTACCCAGCAGCGATGGGCTCGTTAAGGTACTCGCGCATGATCGCCAACACCTTGCGTTCTCGCGACACATCGCTTTCCCCAACATCACCATCGTGCATCTTCCGGCTCATGGTGCGTATGTCCCGGTGTATGAGCTCAAGTGCCCAGCTCGTATGTTCTTTAGTGATCAGTGGGTCCGCTACATTGTCCGCTGCTGCAAGGATGGCGCTGATCTTGAGAGCCTTCAGGTGTGCACGGTTCCACATCTGCCGCCAACTCTCGTCCATGGTGCAGTTAATCTGTTTGTCGCATTCCTTGTCAAACTCTTCCAGCACTTTTGCCGCTTCCAAGTCCATGCGGGCAGGGATGAACGCCATAGGCCCAATGGTGTCTAGGAAATTTCCTAGCTTCATCAGATGGTCTAGAGTTGCCGTAGCCATGGGTGAGTCTGGGTACATGTTGAGCGGAGGTCTCAACCCCGCGTACTCGATGATAATGAACCGTGACAAGAACCCATCTTGCATCATGGTGTTCGTAAGCGACTCGTAGAAATTATCTGGTGTAGTCTCGCCCACCATGCTATAGGCAACCCCGTCCACCGACTTGATATTCTTTTCCTTGTCACTATACCCGATGCCACCCACGATCGTCCCGGCACCGCTTTTCTGGTACAAGTTCGTCATCTGTGTGCGTAGAGACTGCATGGGGCCTTCAACTCCATCCTCTGCAATCTTCTTCAGCTTACGCCCCCACTCACCAGCAATGTTGACAAAGCTGGTGCGACCATCCCCAAAGGCTTTGATGAGTGCGGGCCCGGATGCGTAGTCGCTAAAGTCCACGCGACCGCTGATAGCGGGCACGCTGTGCGTGAGGTTGATCAGCTTACTGACGCTGGTGTGTAGCGCTTCTTTACCGATTGCAGAACGGGCGACCAGCACCATATAGAGATTGACACCACTTCCGTTGATCTGCACCGCTCGGCCGAACATGCCGGCGAACAAACCCAGCGCAGCAACGATAGCGACCTCCTGTACGGGGCGTGGGCTGATGTCGTAGAACCATTTTGCAATCTCACCCACGAAACCCGGTGGCCAGCGCAGCGACGCAGCATTCGGCGTCTCAATCACCACCCGTTTTGCCATGTCGGGCTGCACCAGCTTGATCTCGGGTTGCGCAAGCTGACTAAGTAACGCTGCGCTCTGTGCCTGTGCTGCCTTATGGAACTGTTCGTCACGTTCCTGCCTACCGCGGATGATGGTGAGCGTCCGGTTGAGATACGTGTCGTTGCGGGTTGCTTTGGGACGCTGCCCAAGCTCAGTCTGCCGGAACATGCGCCGCACTTGGTCATTGGACTTTGAGTAGAACGCAAGCATGGACAGCAGAGACAGGTCTGCTTCAGACTGGGACGGGTAGCCCATGCCGCGCCAGTCACCACCACACAGCGCCTTGAACTTGTCTGCATTCTCCGCCGTGCACGCACGCTGCCACACCACAGCATCATCGTCCACAGGCACCACTTCGGTGAGCTCCTGCACCTTTGTGTCGTTTGTCTGCATTTCGGAGAGCAGCAGCGCCAGCAACTCAGGTGCCTCCCGGATGGGCTTGTTCAGGTAGACGTTACCCGTGCAAACGATAAAGCGTTCCTGGCTGTACACCTCCACACCATCACGCCTGTGCCCAGCACTAGCAGCGCCACGCAACCAGATGTGGAACCCGCGTCCGCTGGTGCTGCGCTGTGTAACTGTCAAACGACTGGATGATCTTGTTGAACCGTGCAAGCGTTTCCGGCGCCGTATCGTCTTTGACGTCTAGGTCGATGCAGACATACCCCGCGCTAGCTTCGAGCACCAGGCCCATCCCGCTCCCCTCACCCCACTTGGCAGCTACCTCCACAACCGAGTCGAAGTCTGCCCACGTATGCGGGGCGGTGACGTTAGCGCGGTGGCCCGAAACTGTGTAGGGGCTCTTATCCGGTGCAGCGATGCACCAGTGCGGCAGTGATTTGAGTTCGTCTGGGAGCTGGTGGATGTCAATGAATACCTGTCCGGTCGTCATTGACCCACCGCCTGACGACGCGCATCCAGCATCACTTTCCAGGCAGCAACAAAGGGCTCTACTTCTGCCCGCTCCCATAGGTAAATCTGCCCATGGAGACAAATGGCGTTGGGCATCTTGCCCCGCTTTCGAGCATCCATTAGAGAGCTGCGACTGATACCTAAGCCCCGGGTGATCTCGGTGCTGGTGATGTAACGGCGGTCAAAGTCTTCTTGTGCCTTGCTAGTGCTTGCCATAGTGAATCCCTGTGTGGTTGCTGTGCCCTCGCTTGCAGTGTACGGGGGAGCGTATTTAAGTACAACAACTGTCAGGGAACCCACTTGGGAGCTCCTTGCGCCTGTAGTGCGCGCCACGCACGCCGCGACTCCTCCATATCATGGAACCGTTGCTCATAGTCCTGCCGCAGCTCTTCTACGTGCGCCTTGTGGTCTTCGCACGCCTGCAACCATGCGGTATAGCGTTCGGAACGCTGCGGGTCGCGCTCTACCTTTGCACGCGGTGCAGACTTAGTGGCGCGCACCGCCCGGGCTTCCTCGTTGACTAAGCCGACGGACAGGTATGTGGCCAGCAGCAGGGTGTCGGGTGAGTTGGCAACGATGACCACAGGTGAATCAAAGAACGCCCATTCCTTTGCGGGTGCGGTGAACATGATTGCGCAGCCCATCTTCGGAAACGTCTTGTACTGCTCGCGCCTGCGCACGTAGGCAGTGCGCACAGCGTCGTGGTAGTTGTTCAGCACCTTCCGGGTCGGTTCTGGAGCGTCCTGTTGGAACAGTACAGACTCGTCGTGTAGCACGTTAGGAAACCGCGCAACACCAGGAACCATGACGGTCTGATACAGGCCCCATGCGTAGGTCCACACCGCTTCTGGGCATCCCCATTGCGTGAGGGCAGCCTGTTGGAAGTGTGCGTGCAACTCATTCATTTCGGGGATTGTGAACTGGTGCATGTCTGCTAGTGGGAATTGCAGGTACGCGGGAGGTTCCAAGAATACTTTGTTGAACATGGTGGGCCTTATGGGTGGAATATGGGTTGGAATGCAGTGTAGTGTAGCCAGGTGGCTCACCCCCGGCAACCCCCTGAGGGGATGGCTTTTTAGCGTTATGCGTTGTAATAGTTAATTGTGACGATAGAGGGATAATTGTTAAAATGTGCTACCCAAATTAGTAATTAGTGCAATTAACGGGGGGTACCTACTACTGCACGCCGCCCCCGCCCCGGGGTCCCCCCTACCACCACCGAAATATAAACGACCCTTACCCCCTAAGAAAATTAATTTACATGTATATAGTGTAGTTACAACAACAACTTACCCCGGTTAATCCTCGATCTCTCCACAGGGGGTATAGTGGCTCACGTGGCATAGTTATCCACAAAGAAATTAGTAAATAAAAAAGCGATTAATCAGATTAATCTGTGAAACACAAATTAGTGTAGAAACTGTGCAAGTGTAAAAAGCCGCCCCTGTGATCCCCGAGCCGGGGGTGGCGTGCCGGCGCTGTTTTTCATGGTTAATTTGTGTCTTGTGCATCGCGCAGCAGACCCGGTGCATTGTGGTCAACACTCTGACCGCACAGCCGTACGCAGGCCCACATAACGGGTTAAAATAGCGTCTGCTAGGTCCCTCGCAGTTGCCAACTGACGCCTAGCATTCGGCGGGAGGACTGTGATCGGTTCTCCCGTTCTTTTTCCAAGGAGCCGACATGACCCACTCTAACCAGACCGCCCAAGCCCTGCGCTTGCTGGTGCAAGAGATTGAGAAGAGTGTGATTGAACGCAGGCCGACGTGTGTCAACTGCCTGTACTTTGAGAGTATCGACGAGTTGTGTCAACTTTGCAAAGCAAGACCGCCAGCTCACGTTATCGCATATGCTTGCCCTCAGTGGGCTGCAAAGAGCAGTGACCCACTTGACGACATTCCATTCTGAGGAGTTCAATATGAAGATGATTCTGCACGCCCTGCTGGTGATGAACGGCTCGGCAGTTATTGGATTGCAACTCGTGTGGAGACTCTCATGAAAATCGTGAATTGCCCAACTTGCGGACTTCCCTGCCCCGCGCATGTTCTGCCGCTGTGGCGGCGCATCGACTGGTTGCTGCTCGGCACCTGGCTTGCCGTGGGCGCCTTCGGCATCGCCGTGTGGCTGTTTCTCGCCTACGCGGGCCTCGAACTCTGGAGGTTTTGACATGGAAATCTGGAACCTGAGTCAAGCCGAAATCGACGCCGCGCATGCGCGGGCAGAGCGGCTGCAACTTGCGGATTTGCAGCACGAGATAGATACGTGGGCGCCTCTGTGGAAAGGCCAGACCGTGGCGATGGTCACCTACCAATTCTGAGGAGCTGAGCGTTCTGTAGTATTACGGAGCTCGGTCCGGGGTGCAACTTGCAAGCTGGACCGCATTCTAGACCTATCGAAAGGGGATTGACATGGTCGCATCCGTGTTGTACGAAGAGAGCAACGAGATTCATTCCGTCAGGTTTCGCAGGGGATTTGGAGGGTGCATGGCCCTGCAGGCACGCTACATGCAGCGCGTCTGGCGACCGCCAATGCCGTGGGCTCACTCACCAGAACAGCCTTACAACCTTGTGGGCGACTGGCACGACGTGAGCGCAGACGATCTGAACGAATCGATGCGCGCCCTCGAATGGATCAACGCCCACGGGGTGTCCAAGCTATGAGAAGACCGCTGACATGGCGCGATGTGCTGGTGTGCATCGGGGATGGCTGGCGCCGATATTGCGACGACGAAGTTGTGGGTGTCCCGCCATGCGACACGGCGCTCGACAGCTACCGGTCGCTATGGCAGCAGATTAATGGCCCTGACTCGTGGGAGTCAAACCCATGGGTATGGGTCGTGGAGTTCAAGCGCATTCAAGTCGCACCAGAAGGATTTTAAGTAATGAACTCGAACACAAAATTAAACCAATGCAAGGGAATGAATTGTGAAAGTGTCGATGGAACGAATCACTCGGCGTAAAGGAACAAATGATGGATAGGACAGAATGGGTAATGGTCCCGCGGGAACCTACGGCGCAGATGCTGAAAGCCGCAGCTGATGAAGATTTGAAAGTTTGGTTGGATTGTGGGCAGCCGGCCGCTGATCATTCAATAATTTGGCGCGCCATGCTCGCCACCGCTCGCACGCCAGTGCAAGATCTGCAACCGGTAGCGTGGATTGACCCCGGCAGCTATGAGGCGATGCTGGCGTGCGAGGATGGCTGCCTGCGGTATCTGACGCGCCATCCGCGCGAAGGGGATATTCCCCTCTACTCGACATCGCCCGACGCCGCAGCCCGCATTGCCGAACTGGAAGCCGAGCGAGACAGGTTGCGCTCTGAGATGGACAAGTGCGCCGCTGCGCTTCCGGGGTCGTTCTACATGGACCCTCCCGACGGGGGTGATGTCGGGGTGAGCGAGCAACTACGCAGGATGATCGACGCCCTCAAATCCGAACGGGATGCGCTGCGCAAGGCGTTAGTTGAGTTTGTCCAGTATGCCGACGACTGCGACGATGACAGCCCGGAGTTGGATCGTGCCCGCGCCGCACTGGCAAAGGAGCCGACATGACACCCGACAAGATGCGTCAGCTTGCACGAGACTTGCTCTTCCTTGCGAATTTCCGGACGCAGGAAGGGAACTACGCAGACGCAGGCCGGTTGAGGTCAGACGCCTACATGCTGCGGCACAAGGCCGATGCGGCGGAGCATGAGATCAACGTGCTGGTCCATTCCAGCGGTAAGGACTGACATGTTCCTGATCTTCCACAAGGTCTGGCCGCGGGACACGTATCAGCAGCGCTTCGCTCGCATGAGCCAAGCTGCAAAGCGCTGGTTGGCGACTAACGACTGCGGTCAAAAGACCGGAACCCTACGCGATGCCTCTAGTGGGGACATGACCAAATCGTTCTTTCACCCCGCAGACTACGATGCGACCGGCCGCTGCACGTTAGCGGGTAACTTTCACGGGTTGTATCGGGTGAGCGAGTACACCTTCGAAGAGATCAAAGCGCTCGCACTTGAAATCGGACGCGACCAGCTCGCATACGAGCGCAAGCACTTGGAAATATGCTTGGATGACCAGGAAGCCTCCCGGGCTTATCGTGCAGGCATTCAGGAAATGATCGACAATCTGCCCAGCGAACCGACGCTTCTCCTTGCTAAACTCTGACAACCAGCGCACCCGCAAGGGTGCACAAGGATCTATCATGATACCCGCAGTCTTCATCTTTGTGCTCGTGCTAGCGGGTATTATGTTCGCTTGGTACGTGCTCCGCTTCGTGGTGTACATGCTCTACATCGTCTTCCTACTACCGAGATTCCTATGCAGACTCCACATTCCCTCAAAGCGTTCACGGACGAAAAGATAGCACAGCTTGCTCTGGACCTCGACCTTCCTGCGAGCGTGCTGGCCACACCAGCCACGGAGGGTCTGAAACCTATTGTGGTCACCGTCCCCGCCTTTGTGCTTTCGCGCCAGCCGAAGGAGAAGCACGAAGGTATCTGCATCATGATCATGCGCAAGGCGGGTATCCCGGTCAATGGTTCCTATCGTATCACCGGGTTGCGCTACGGGTTCTTGCGTGCAGAGCGCAACAGCAAAGACGACCTCACATTCACGTGGCACCGTAGGGATCCGCGTACAGCCGAGCAACAGGCCGCAGAGGCTGGTGTGGTACTGGAGCCTTCCCATGCGTAGTGACAGGCTGCTGGTGGAGCGCTACGCCCCCAGCACGCTAGACGGCGGTAAACACGGCTGGACACGCACTCGCGATATGGATGGAACTATCCGATGGCGCATCATACGATGCGATTCCGAAGGCACGCCCTGGATGTTCACCTTCCAAATCCTTGAGGCCTACGCCAGCCTTGTGGGGGCGTCACAGGCACGTTGGGAAGCTGCTGTCAATCTCAAAGCCCTGCGCAACCATATCCAGCAGGCAATCAACGAGCGTAACGAGCTCATTTCCGCGTATAGCAAAGGAGTACAGTCGTGGCATTGAAGAACATCCGAGAAAAGGGCGCCAACGGGGAGCGCGAAGTCGTTGCGCTGTTGGAACCTGTGGTGCGGGAAGCTATAGTGAGCCTAGGGGGGCAAGTAGCAGACAAGCCAATCCTCCAGCGCAACCAGAATCAGAGTGCTGTAGGTGGGAGCGACCTAGTCAACACCTTTGGTCTTGCTATCGAAGTCAAGCGCCAGGAGCAGCTCTCAATCAATACGTGGTGGCAGCAGTGCGTTACCAGCGCAGCTCGGAACGGTGAGATACCCGTGCTCATGTTTCGTCAGAACCAAAAGAAGTGGCGTATCATGATGTACGTGGACGTCCGGTTGCCCTACGTACAGGAACCCTCAGGGCTGCCCATGGCAGTAGAGCACCGCGCAGAGCTCGACCTCGAATCCTTCCTGCGCTGGTTCCGTATGTACGTATTGAACAAACTGTATCTGGGCTACAGACCCTAAATCTGACGCGACAAGGCGTCGTATTGCAAGGACTTATCCGCGCCGCCTATACTCTGAGCACTTACCGGGCCACAATGGCCTCAACTGTGCAAGGAGAATTCAAGTGGCTCGGACTTCCAGCAAAGCGTCAAAGGCGCCTGACAAAGCGCCTTGGAGCCCTGCGTCCGCCGAGCTCAACGAAGCGAACGCGCCACCTATGGGGCAAGTGTGGTCAGCAGACCTCACTGAAGCCGACAAGCAGATCCGCGACAAGTTCGCTCGAGAGTACGTCGAGGACTACGATGCTGGCGCTGCGGCGCTGCGTTGTGGATACACGGTGAACTATGCTGTTCACTATGCGCGTCTGTTCATGGGTGAGACTTACACCCGCCAACGGATTGCTCAGCTTGAGCAAGAGATGGGCGCCACCAATGAGAAGGAAGTATGGCGCCAGCGCATCACCCGCAGCTTGTGGCGGGAAGCTACGAACAAGGGAAGCGACGCCAGCCACGGTGCACGGGTCAGCGCTCTCAAAGAGATCAAGAACATGTACGGGCTTGACGCTCCCGTGGAAACCAAGCTCGAGGTGAAATCCCCGGTGACGTTCTACATGCCCGACAATGGCCGCGCAACCCCGGCTCCTGCGGCAGAACCGGATACGCCCCCAGATGTCGGAAGCTAATGTCATCCGACCACAGCCTGGGCCGCAAGAGCTATTCGCAAGTACACCCGCAGACATTGCGATCTACGGTGGTGCAGCGGGCGGGGGTAAGAGCTGGGCAGTGATCTTTGAGCCGCTCAGGCATGTCGTCGACACACCTGAGTTCAGTGCGTTGTTTCTGCGGCGCAACACCACACAGCTCCGTAACCCGGGCGGATTGTGGGACGAGTCAATGAAGATGTACCCCTTAGCGGGGGGCACGCCTGTCTCACACGTCCTAGAATGGAAATGGGCGTCTGGCGGCAAGGTGAAGATGTCTCACCTAGAGCATGAGAGCACGGTGCTGGACTGGCAGGGTGCACAGATCCCGTTGATTGTCTTCGACGAGCTCACACACTTCACGCAGACACAGTTCTTCTACATGATGTCGCGTAATCGCTCCACATGCGGGGTGAGACCCTACATTCGAGCGACCACAAATCCTGACGCTGACTCCTGGGTTGCCACACTCATCGCATGGTGGATCGACCAGGACACAGGCTACCCCATTGCAGAACGCGGCGGGAAGATACGGTGGTTCATACGCATCGGAGACGTCATCAATTGGGCGGACTCAGAAGACGAGCTGTTCGAGAAGTACGGCATCCCGGGCTTGCCTAGAGACCACGACGACCAGATCCGACCTAAGAGCCTGACGTTCATTCCAGCAAGGCTGAGCGACAACCAAGCGCTCACCAAGGCTGACCCGGACTACCGTGCCAACCTGATGGCTCTTAGCAGGGTCGAGCGCGAACGCCTGCTGAACGGGAACTGGAAGGTGCGCCCAGCGGCGGGCATGTACTTCAGGCGCAGCGAAGCCACGCTCCTGGACAAGTTTCCAGACGACGTTGTCAAGCTGGTGCGCGGCTGGGATTTAGCAGCTACAGAACCGAGCGAAGCGAGCCCTGACCCTGACTGGACAGCGGGCGTCCTGCTAGGTGTGCGCAAGAATGGCCGCTATATTGTAGCCGACTGTGTTCGTGCTAGGGTTCGGGCTGCTAAGGTACGGGAACTCATTAAGCGCACGGCGGGAAATGACACCTATAAGGTCAAAGTAGGTCTGCCCCAAGATCCAGGACAGGCAGGCAAGGAACAAGGCGAGAGCTACACTAAGGAACTGGCGGGCTTCGCTGTAGAGGTATCCCGTGAGAGCGGTGACAAGGTGACTAGGGCCGAGCCGTTTGCTGCACAGTGGCAGGCGGGGAACGTGGACATATTGCGGGGTGTCTGGAACGAGGCGTACTTTGCTGAGTTGGAATCCTTCGGCGGAGCCGGCGGGCACGACGACCAAGTCGACGGAAGCTCCCGTGCATTCGGTATGCTGACAGGTAGCAACCTAGCAACCTGGCAAAGACTTGGAAAAGGATAACACGATGACATCAGCAAACAACCCCCCGAAGAGCAAGAGTGTAGTACGCGCAGCACGTACCGCCCTTGCAAACGACCAGAAAGCACGGAGCAAGACACAGGGGCTCAGCGGGGTGACGACGGACAGCTTTGTGAACTTTGCCCAGAACCTGGGCATCGGAACCGACAACCCGATGTCGGGCAGCACCTACGGATTCAACCCCGTGACGCGAAATCGCACGCTGCTAGAATGGGTGCACCGCGGAAGCTGGCTGGGTGGTGTGGCCATCGATGTTGTCGCAGACGATATGACGCGAGCGGGAGTTGACATCCATGCCCAGATTGATCCCGATGAGATCAGTCGAATCGAAGAGGTTGCAACGACGTCCGGTTTCTGGAACGCTCTCAACGACACGATCAAATGGTCCCGCCTGTACGGTGGAGCCATTGCGGTGATGCTGATTGACGGGCAGGACATGTCAACGCCCCTGCGTATCAACACCATTCGCAAAGGCCAGTATCGCGGCATGTTGTCGTTGGACCGTTGGATGGTGCAACCGAGCCTGACAGACTTGGTAACGGCGTTCGGCCCGGAGCTCGGCCTGCCCAAGTATTACGAGGTCACTGCACAAGCGCCCGCGCTAAGTGGCATGAAGATTCACCACAGCCGAGTGATCCGCATGGAGGGAATTCGACTTCCCTACTGGCAACGCCTGATGGAGAATTTGTGGGGACTGTCCATCCTCGAACGCTTGTACGATCGCATGATTGCGTTCGACAGCGCCAGCACAGGTGCCGCCCAGCTTGTGTACAAGTCTTACATGCGAACCTACAAGATCAAGGACATGCGCGAGGTGATTGCGCAGGGTGGCGACGCATTGGCAGGGCTCGTCAAGTACGTGGACATGATGCGCCGCTTTCAGGGTATTGAAGGTATCACCCTGATCGACGCGGAAGACGACCTACAAAGCGAGTCGCACAGCGCATTCAGCGGGCTCTCGGATGCCTTGCAGCAGTTCGGGCAGCAGATTTCCGGTGCGCTAGGTATCCCGCTGATCCGCTTGTTCGGCCAGAGCCCTGCCGGGTTCAGTACGGGCGACACTGACCTGCAGAACTACTACGACCTGATCAGGAAGGACCAGTCCAAGGAACTGAAGGTTGGCGTGACACGCGGCTATCGTGTTATTGCTGCGTCGGAAGGTATTGACGTCTCTGACGAGTTCGCTATCGACTTCCGCAGCCTGTGGGAGATGAATGCCAAGGACAAGGCTGAGGTGGCGGAGACGATTGGCCGTGCTGTGTTGGCAGTGGAAGCGGTAGGCGTCATTGACCGCCCAACAACCCTCAAGGAACTCAAGCACGCCAGCAAGCTCACCGGGATCTTCACCAGCATCACCGACGAGATGATTGAAGAAGCCGAGCAAGAGGGCCCGCCCCTACCAGAAGGCGATCCTAGCCAAGGGGGTAACGAGGGCCCGGGTGCACAAGTGGCCCCAGCCGGCGCTATACCGGCTGCGTCCGCAGCCCAGCCGGGTGCACAACCTGCGCAGCCCGGAAAACCAGCAGTCCCGCCTCAACCAGCGGGCACCGCACCTGAACCGGGCACGGCACAGGACCCTGAGAAGACAAACGTCAGCGTGAGGCTATGAGCGCGACCAAGGACGACGTCAGCGCAAAGATCCTGCGGCAGAGAGCGCGGGAACGCTTCGCTATTGCGGAGAAACTTGAGGCTGAATACTTGCGGGCTCTGCGCCAGCTCACCCGGCAGGTAGAGCACATTGTGAAGCAGATGGCGCCGGAAGCTGTGGTCAAAGACAGTGCGGAGCTACAGAGTGCACTGCGCAGGTACGCGGAACAGGTGAGGCCTTGGGCGACTGCTGTTGCGAACAAGATGGTGACGCGCATTGCACGGAAAGACGAAGCGGCCTGGGCGCAGCTCGGAACGGAGATGGGGCGCGCACTGCGTAAGGAGATTCAGGAGGCTCCGACCGGAGAATTCCTGCGCATGTTCCTCCAAGAGCAAGTACACCTGATCACCAGCCTACCACTCGATGCAGCTGAGCGCGTACACAAGTTGACCACAGAAGGAATCACAAAGGGTCTGCGCGTGCCTGACGTCATGAAGGAAATCCTGCGCACGGGTGAAGTGACCGAAAGCCGGGCACGGTTGATTGCTCGAACTGAGATTGCACGTACCGCGTCGGGTCTGACAATGGCTCGAGCGCAGTACGTGGGCAGCACACACTACATCTGGCGCACCTCGCATGACGCTGACGTGCGTGACAGTCACAAGCAGATGGAGGGAACGGTGATCCCTTGGGCCACTGCACCTATCCTGAGCGACGGTACGCAGACCCATGCGGGCATGATTTATAACTGCCGGTGCTATCCTCAGCCTATCATTGGAAAAGAGCTATGATCTATTACCTGTATAGGCTGGATTTCGAAAACGGCAAGGTATATTTCGGAATCACCAAGAACCCCGAACAGCGGAAACAAGAACATCTGGCGTCGTCCAAACTCAAGAAGTGCCCGCAGGTCGTACACCGCGCAATCCGCAAATTTAACGGGCGGTTTTCAATGACTGTTCTTGTGCAAGGCGACCCCGAATACATTCGAGAGCTTGAAGGAAAAGCTATCTCGATGTTTGACGCCAGAAATCCCGTTGTCGGCTACAACATTGCCCCGGGTGGCGAAATCAGTCCTGTAGCGGGAATTGGCCATTCTCAAGAAACGCGCGAGAAAATGAGCAGGAGCCAAAAGGCTCGAATTCGAACACCGGAAGAACTTGCGCGCATGTCAGAAATTGCACAGCTTCGCGTTATGACAGACGAATACCGCGAGAAGTTGAGTGACGCTGCGTACGAGCGTTGGGCACGAATGCCTGTTGCACCTATTGGGCCAGAGCCCGAATGGCTCACGAGGTGGAAATCAGCAAACACCATCATTTCCAAGGAGTTATGATCATGGCAAAACACATTCACATCCACGTGGGCCCGCGGAAGGTAAGGGACGCCTACCAGGGCGAATGGACCGCGGAAGTCGAGCCCGACCAATTCAAAGGGCTTGCAGTCGGCAAGGTGACCTCCTGGAAGGGGGTGCGGGCGAAGGTGACCTCCAAGCGCGTCACCCCCGCCAAGAAAACCGAGAACGGAATGCTTGTCCCTGAGAAGTACATGGTGACCTTTGCAACGGCCGACGCCGCCAGTGTGGCCATCAGCCCCAGCCTGGAGAAGCAGATTGGCATGGTTGGCAGCACGCATCGCGAGGACATGCCCGCGAATGTGTTCCTCGAACCCGCGTCCCGCAAGTATCCCGTCAAAGAGAAGGAAGACGGCGAATGGAAGTGGTCAAAGAAGCTACTGCTGGCCGCTGCACGCGAGGCCCGTATGCAGGGTGACGAGGTGCTTGCTAAGAGAGCTGATGAGATTCGTGCGCGGGAATTCGGCGCTGATATTTAACTAGGAGAAACACCATGCAGAAGATTCCACAGACCTCCATCCCCTTGGGCGCCAATGGCGTCTTCACCGGGGCTGAGATAGACACTCTCAACAACGTCGGTGACCAAGTCGTTGCCAACCTGTACAGCGATCAAGCGTCAGCAACCAATGGCGCCATGCTTCAGGGAAGTGACGATAACGTCAACTGGTATCCGATGACGCAGGGTTCACTCACCGCTAACACTCCGCTCCAGCTCAGTGCGTATATCGTGCATCGTTATATCCGCGTCGAACTTACTAACGGAGCTACAGCGCAGACGTCGTTGAATGTTGCTGCGGGCATTGCATAATACCTTGACAGAATCAAATAATCTATTGCCCGAGTGTAGTATGACTGCATAAAATTCACTCGTACTTCACAGGGCCATTATACAGCCTTATTCCAACCATTCGGAGTTTCGCATGAAGAAAATCGTAATGTCCCTTTTCGGTGCCGCCCTGCTGCTGGGCGTGCTTGCCCTGCCCGCTGCTGCCTTTGCGCAGACTTACCCCTACACACATCCGACGTATCTGCCCAACGCATACGGCAGTACGCAGACCCTGAGCGCTCCCGGTGCTTACCAGATGACGTTGAACGGAATCGGAACTGTCAGCGTTCGAGTTTCTGGTACGTGTACGTCCCTGGCCGCTACCTTGCAAGCATCCAATGACGGGACCAATTACACAGCGATCAACCTATACCCCATCGCGACGGGAACTGTGGCACCGACTGCGGTGGCAAGTGTGAGTGCACCCGGTTTCTGGAAAGCCAATACCGTGGGCTACAGCAGCGTGAAACTCGACATTACAGCATTGACCGCCAGCTGTTCGGTCACGATGGTGGGCACCCCCGGCGGGGACTTCAACGGTACTCAGTTCTAAACCCTGAATATCATGGCGGTGCGCGCGACATACTATGCACGGGTCAAGTTAGGCCCAAAGCGAAGCCTCACGCCCGAAGGCTTTCTGCTGTGCCAGGATGTACCGCTTGCGCGCACCGGGCTGATGTTCTACGGCCCTGATGAAACCCCTATTGCACCAGCAAAGGGCGACGAGCTCGGGGCAGTACGTATTACACGGGGGGACGACGATTTGTTCAACCCCATCACATTGGGCAGTGCAAACGGCAAGAGCGTCACCATCAATCACCCGGATGAGGACGTTGTACCCAGCAATGTGAAAGATTTGGAGGTGGGAGTTTGTATTGCTCCCCGCAGGGGCGAAGGAGCATTGGACGACCTTATGTTAGGCGACCTGCTCTTAAAAGCACCGGATGGAATCAAGGCAGTACAGGAACAAGGGCTTTCCGAAATCAGCCTGGGTTACGATGCTGACTATGAAGAAACAGGCCCGGGCGAAGGCCGTCAAACGAACATCATTATCAATCATATTGCGCTGGTCGAGGAAGGTCGCTGCGGCCCACGATGCGCAATAGGCGACCAGAAACCTCAACTCACCGGAGAAACAACCATGAAAACGAAGAACGGCAAAGTAGTCGATTTCCTGATGCGTGCCTTCAAAGCGAAGGACACAGCAGAAGTCGAAGCCCTGGCCAACGAAGTGAAAGACGAGATGGGCGGCGGTGACCCGGACGACGGTGGCACTCACATTCACCTGCACACAGGTGAGGGCGGCGGTGACCCGGGTGCCAGCACCACGCAGGACGACGACCAGCTCCAGCAGTTCATGCAGCAGAATGCAAGTGAGCACGGCGAGTTCCGTGCGCAGATTGCAGCGCTCCAGCAGCAAGTACAAGCCTTGACGGGTAGCACTGGTGAAGGGGGTGGCAAAGGTGAAGACGACCCGATGCCCGCCGAGGCTGTGGACGAGCTGCCCGAAGATCTGCGTGAAGAAGCGTCCAAGGCCAAGGACAGTGCATTCTTCCGTGACAGCTTCCAGGACACGATCGCACTGGCTGAAATCCTTGCCCCGGGTATCAGCATTCCCGTCTACGACAGCAAAGCTAAGCCGGGTGCGACCTTCAAGAAGATCTGCGGGTTCCGTCGCCAGGCGTTGGATACCGCTTACGCCCTGCCCGACAACAAGGCTCTGATTGACCAGATCCTTGGCGGACGCAAGCTCGACACCCAGCGCATGACCTGCGATGCGGTGCGTACCTTGTTCCGCAGTGCTGCGGCAATGAAACGTGTGGCCAACAACACCCCCCGAGGTGCACCGGCTGGCCACACTCAAGACAATGCTTCGCAAGCGCCGCTGAGCATTGCTGACGTGAACCGCAAGAACGCGGAATACTGGGCGACGCACTAATCAGTCCGACCTTCATCAACTTTCAGGAGAAACACATGAGCAAGAAAATTCGCATGAAGGCCCGTGACGTGGCTTTCCAATTCCGGATGGGCGCCGGTTTCCCCGGTGACGTCAACCGCACGCACCCGGCTACCATCGAGCCTGTGCTGATCGATGCCACCAGCCCCCCGACTGCCTTCGGCCAGCCCGTGCTGGTGGACCCGACTACCCAAGGCGTCCGTCCCTTTGTTGCGGGTGACACTGCGGTGACCGCTGCCTACGGCATGTCCGTGCGGCCTTACCCGTTCCAGCAGTCCAGCGGCAGCAATTTCGGTTCCGCTGCCTTCGGTGTTGGCGCACCTCCGGCCAGTGGTGTGATGGACGTTCTGCGTGCCGGTTACATCATGAGCCAGCTTCCCGCGGGCGAGACCTCTGTCAAGAACGGTGCTGTCTATGTGTGGTGCGCTGCCTCCACCGGCGTCCACGTCCAAGGCGGTCTCGAGTCCGCAGCCAGTGCTGGCAATACCGCAGCCTTGGCGGGCGTCACGTTCAACGGCCCGCCCGACGCCAACGGGTATGTGGAAGTGTCGTTCAACATCTAAAACGGCAACAGCAGATCAACCAAGCAGCCTGAGAGGATTTTGACATGAGCAAGAATTTGATTCTGCCGCGCCGTTTCAAGACGCGGGACAATATGACCTTTGATTCGGGATATCGTGTCCTGGATGCACAGGGCAACATGTACGGCAAGTCGCTGGGCGGTGCGTTCCAGGTGCGTGATGCACGCGGAGCCTCCCGCACGGTGGACTCCACCGGCGCATTCCTGGTGGGCGAACTCGAACGCCTGGACATGACCTCGCACGAACCGCTCGCGGACGTGACTTGGACCCGTGACATCGACCTGCGTGAAGACGTTACCATTGCGGACGAAGTGTCCAGCTTCACGCTGAGCACCTTCGGCTCCGCTGGTTCGCTCGGCACCGGCAGCAGCATTGGCACTGGCAAGGCGTGGATCGGCAAGACGACTGATCAGATGACCGGCATCAGCGCGGACATCGCCAAAATCCCGCACCAGCTTCTGCCGTGGGGTATGGAGCTGAAGTACACCATTCTGGAATTGGAAAGTGCTGCCAAGCTCGGCCGTCCTGTGGATCAGCAGAAGTATGAAGGTCTGCAACTCAAGCACCAGATGGACACCGACGAACAGGTGTACATCGGCGACAAGACCACTGGCGCAACGGGTCTGAGCAACAACAGCCTCGTCACCAATGTCAGCAACGTCGCAGCCGGCGCCGCTGGTTCTACCAAGTGGTCCACCAAGACCCCGGATGAAATTCTGGCGGACGTCAACGTCTTCCTCACCAGCGTCTGGCAAGCCAGCGCCTGGGCTGTCATGCCGAACCGCCTGATGCTTCCCCCGCAACAGTTCGGCTACATCAGCACAGCCAAGGTGTCCAGCGCCGGCAACGTGTCCATTCTGAAGTACATCCAGGACAACAATATCCTGACGACCTCCGGCCGCGGCAAGCTGGATATCCTGCCGCTCAAGTGGCTCATCGGTGGTGGGGTTGGCGGCACGCTGGGTACGGTCGGCACGGTGGACCGTGCTGTGGTGTACACGAAGGACAAGAAACGCGTGCGATTCCCGATGACCTTGCTGCAACGCACCCCCATCCAGTTCGACTCGATCTACCACAAGACGACGTACTACTGCCGCATGGGCGAGGTTGAAGTGGTGTACCCCGAGACCATCGGTTATTTCGACGGTATCTGACCACATGTGACCCGCAAGGGTTGCACCGAATGCCCGCACATCTGTCACTAGGTGTGCGGGCATGTTCAGACTCAGACAGGAGAATTCAAATGGCCACCAAAGCCTCCGCAGCACCCGCCGCCCCTTGGGCCGCTGCCCCCATCGCTGAACCCGCAGCTGACGCACCGGCAGCAAACGCCGGCACAGCACCCGAAACCCCCGCAGCCGCCCCGGTAGTAGCTGCGGACCCCGTTGCGCCGGCTGTGCCGCCCGTAACCGACCCTGTGCCGGAGACGCTGTTGCAGGAAGCGGATGCTGTGGTCAAAGACGCGGAAGAAACCGTGATCGTTACAGCACCGAAGGCGTTCATGCTGCGCATCGACAACGATCTGCTTGTCCCGGTCAAAGCTGGTGTGCAGCGTATGCGCAAGTCGTGGGCCGAGCACTGGTACAGCATCGCCAACGCCCTGAAGAAGTTCGAAGAAAAGCTGTAACAGAACGCCCGCAGAGCGGGTGTCACCGGAGAACGAGATGGCTAAGACGATCCATGTGCATGTTCACAAGACGCAAGACATTGCAAGTCTAAGCCTGATGGATCGGAACGCCAGCTCGATTGTAATGCTGGCGACCAGGATCAAGAACTTGGTTGCTGAAGAACGCCGGACGACTGCGTCCCAGTTGTTTTCTGAAATTGAAAAGCTCGCAAAGGCTGCGCAGTAAGGAACAACCATGACCATCTCCGTCGCACAGTTCCGCGTTGACTATCCCGAGTTTGCAAGCTCGGCGACGTACCAGAATTCACAGGTGCAATTCTGGCTGAACTTCTCGTACAAGTTCATGAACGCTGAGCGCTGGGGATCCTCATTGGACATGGGCGCGGAGCTGTTTGCAGCACACAACCTGACGCTCGAAGCGCGTGCGCAGGCGGAAGCTGTGGCGGGTGGCATTCCCGGTCAGCAGGTAGGACCCCTGAGCGCTAAGAGCGTCGACAAGGTCAGCGCCTCCTACGACACGGGCGCAGGGACAGAGCTGGGTGCAGGGCACTGGAACCTGTCGATCTACGGGACGCGGTATGTGCGAATGGCACGCATGATGGGCGCGGGCCCATTACAGATTGGAATGGGTTATGTTGACCCGATCAACGGCCCCGCATGGTCGGGCCCTCTGACAACCCCAGGCTTCACAAACTTCAGCTGAGGCACAGGTGGCCCGCAATATCGTCAAGCTCATTATCAACAAGCTACCAAAGGCGAAGGCGAGCTTTGCACAGTTGTCGAAGAAAGATGTGTTAGTAGGTGTGCCGAGTGACGATGATGCTCGCACCAGCAAGCCCGGCGAGAAGTCGAGCATGAACAATGCGACGATTGCGTACATCCAGGACAACGGGTCACCGGCTGCAAATATCCCCGCGCGTCCCTTCATGGTTCCCGGAATTGAAGCTGTCAAATCCCAAATTGTGTCACGATTCAAAGGCGCAGCCCAAGACGTGCTGAGTCTGAAGGACAACGCACCGGAGCGCATCGACAAGACGCTGAATGCAGTAGGTTTGATTACGCAATCCAGCATTCGGTCTGTCATAGGGCAAGGCATACCGCCCCCGCTGGCCCCGTCTACCATCGCGTCTAGGTTCCGTAGCCGGGGAACTAAGACCCGCAGGAAGGGCGAAGAAAAGTACCTGGATTTGATTGCAGGGGGCGCCGACCCAGCGGACGCACAGTCGGAAGCTGGCATCATTGCCCTGGTGAACACAGGCCAGCTACGCAACTCCATCAATTACGTCATTCGTGACAAACGGAGCAAGTGATGGCGCTACTTGACGTCAGTTTGCTCCTAACCGACCCGGACTTGGTTGACAGTTTCACAGTCATTCGAAGGGTAGAGGTCGTTGGCAATAACGGCCGCAACACCTTCTCACCCTTGACCTTTCCGGGCGTGCATGGTGTGGTCACCGCCATTAGCCCTAGCGACCTCGACCGGAAAGACGATTATCAAACGATGGCTCGCAGCATCTCCATCGTCACTAACTTCCGTCTACAAGGGGAGGTGACTGGTGCCCAGCCTGATATCATTGTCTGGAGGGGCGATAACTACGTCGTCAAATCCATTGACCTTTATCCGCAATTCGGAAGGGGTTTCGTGCAGGTTGAATGCACCAGTATGGATCTGACGGACGTACCGATCCCCGCAGCAGCAGACGGCCCCGGGTTGCGCTTTAACGCACCTATGAATTCGCAGTACCTCCCAATTTGAGGTGAACCATGTTACTCAATGTCCAAGACGCCAACGGCAATGTCCAACAAGTCATTGCGCAAGCTCAAGAAGCGCTGGTGGATGCTTCCAGTTCCATACAGGCTACAGCAACGAGCCAGCTCATGCTGAACCCGAATGCTACCCGCTCGGGTTGGATGATGCAGAACCGAGGGGCCAACCCTATGTACGTCAATGAGAGTGGCGGTGTGGCTTCCACCGGGCCGGGCGCATTCCAAGTCCCGCCCGGTGGCTTTTTTCCGCCCCAAGGCCTTCCCCCTACTACTGCACAAGTGAATGTCCTGGGCACTGCGGGCGACGTTTATACCGTCCGCGAATGGTAAGCCATGCCCAATAACAGCACCACAGGGGGGCCGTTAACGCCCCAGACGCTCTCGCAACAGGGTGTCTTGGAAGGGCAGGCGCTATACGACTTCTTTCAGGGGTGGCTTGTAGGTATCACTGGGATGCCTGGGAACTTGTTTCGGCCACGTTGGCAACCAGAACCGCCGAATATTCCGGCTGACGGTGTTACATGGGCAGCATTTGGAATTACCAGCAGAAAATCTGACGTCTTTGCAGCGGAATTCCCCGATCCCTCTAACCCCGGCTATAATGTAATGCGACGGCATCAAATACTTAGCATCTTCGTTTCATTCTACGGGCCTGACGCTGGTATGTATTCCGATATACTGAATGACGGACTACAGATTGCACAGAACCTGGAATTATTGAGCCTGAACAGTATGGGGCTTATTGAGACGGGGGAATGTACCACGGTTCCCGAGCTTGTGAAACTGAAGTGGCTGCAACGAGTGGATATTCCCATTCGTATCCGCCGGCAGATTGTAAGGAATTTTGGCGTTGAAACTATTCTCAGCGCGTCGGGTACCCTGGATAATGAAGTCTACACAACCCCATTCACCGCACAGTAAGGAGTCACCATGACGAGCGCCCTTCCAATCAGCAGACTGATCAACGCAACGGTAAACCTGTCTCCGAACCCTGCGCAGATGCAGAATATCTCCGACTTGCTCATTCTGGGTAGCTCGGACGTGATCGACGTGAAACAGCGGATGCGGACGTACACCGGCATCACTTCCATCGCGAGCGATTACGGCACCACGGCGCCCGAGTACCTTGCCGCTGTGCTATGGTTCGAACAGACTCCGCAACCCAGCGAAGTCAAGATTGGTCGTTGGGCTCAGACAGCAACTGCCGGCCTGCTGGTGGGGGCAACCCTCAGCGCAGCACAGCAGCTGATCTCCGCGTGGAATGCAGTGACTACAGGTGCATTCGATGTCTCTGTGGATGGGGTTGCAAAGACCATCACAGGGCTCACGTTTGCTACTGCCACCAATCTGAACGCGGTGGCATCTGCTATCACCACGGCGCTGGCTGGTGCAGCGACAATGACCTGGAACGCGAATTACCAGCGATTCCAGTTGGAGAGTGCGACGACCGGGTCCCCGTCCTTGGTATCGTTTGCAACGTCGCCCGCAACAGGGACCGACATCAGCGCCATGTTGGGCATGACCGCCGCGTCCTCCGGCGCCTACGCGGTAGGCGGTATTGCGGCTGAGAGCGCGCTCCAGGCTGCTACCTTGTTCGATGCCAACTACGGCCAGGCCTGGTACGGCTTGGAGATCTGCGGTGCTGTGGACGCTGACCATTTGGCGGTGGCTCCGTACATCGAAGCGACCACGAATAAACACGTCTATGGGGTGACCACACAGTCCGCCGGTGTGCTTGTGAGCACCGACACTACGAACATCGCGTACCAGCTCCAGCAGCTCGGTTTCAAGCGCACGGTCACGCAGTACAGCAGCTCCAACCTCTACGCCGTCACCTCAGCGTTGGCGCGCATCCTCACCACAAATTACAACGCCAACAATACGGTCATTACCCTGATGTACAAACAGGAACCGGGTATCGTGCCGGAGGAGTTGAACGAGACCCAGATGCAGGCCCTGGAAGGGTTCAACTGCAACGTGTTCGTCCAATACAACAACACGGCAATCTTTGAACCCGGCGTGGTGGCCAACGGCACCTTCCTGGACATCATCACCGGGACGGACTGGCTGGCCCTGGACATCCAGACGTCGCTCTACAACCTGCTCTATACGAGCAACACAAAGATTCCTCAGACTGACGCAGGTATGCACCTTCTGCTCACGGAGGTGGAGAAGGTGTGCGCCCAGGGCGTGGACAACGGGTTGCTGGCTGCTGGTGTGTGGAACAGCGGCGGATTCGGCGCCATTGCACAGGGTGACTTCCTGCCCAAGGGTTTCTATGTCTACGCGGCGCCGATTGCAACGCAGGCACAAGCGGACCGGGCAGCGCGTAAGGCTGTCCCAATTCAAGTCGCAGCAAAGCTGGCTGGCGCGATCCACACCGTGGACGTTCTGATCAATGTCAATCAATAAGGAGTGAGCGATGTCAACCTATTCTTTTCTGGCCGTACATGCAGCGATGAGCGGCCCTGGCGGGTCGATCAACTTGGGGCAGGGTGCTGCGGTTTCCGAAGAAGGTATCACAATCGAAGCGGCAGAAGACATCGACGGCATGGTAGTGGCTGCGGATGGCACGCCCATGCACTCGTTGCACGCCAACAAAAGCGGCACAGTGACTGTCCGGTTGCTGAAGACTTCCCCCGTCAATGCCAAGCTGTCCGCGCTGTATGCGTTCCAGACCGCAAGCGCAGCGAACCATGGGCAGAACGTCCTGTCTCTGACCACTAGTCAGACAAACGATTCCGTCACCTGCCAACAGGTTGCGTTCAAACGCGGCGTCCCGCTGACTTACGCAAAGGACGCCGGTATGAACGAATGGACCTTCAACGCGGGTATCATCGATCGCACGCTGGGGAGCATAACCTAATGAACGTCGTGCTAGGTTCACATGAGTACGTCACCACGCGCCAGCTCAGTGCGTTCGCGCAGCTGGCGCTGGCCCGCAAACTGACGCCCGCTGTCCCCATCCTGAGCGGTATGGTGGACAAGAACAACGCGGACAAGGACCGATCGTTGCTGGTGCTGCTGGCGCTTGCCAAGCTCGACGACCAAGAGGCTGACTACGTTATGAAGACGTGCCTTGCTGTGGTCAGCCGAGTGGACCACGGGCAGCACGCACCTCTGATGGCTAGGGATGGGGGTCTCATGTACGATGATGTCACGATAGCTCAAATGATGGAGCTTGCAATGGGCGTCATTGAGGAGAACCTTGGAGATTTTTTTCGCTCCGCCCTCGCCAATTTGGGTCAGGCAAACAAGGCGAGCACCTAGTCTCGATGAGCGACGAGACGGACTGGTTAATGCGACCAGTTCTGCGAGGGCTGTGTAAGTATGAGTCGCTGAAAGATGGGGTGCTGCACTTGGTTGACATTGCACGCATGAACGAGGCATTGGATGTAGAGGCCGAGAATCAACGTCGGGCAAGTGAAAATGGGCGGTAGTTCGTCAGAAATCCTTCAAGAGTATCTGGTCAGCATAGGCTACCAGACCGACACCGTCTCGCTCAAGAAATTTGAAGAGGGCTTGGGCGCTGTAGGTAAGAAGGTTTTTACCACAGGCAGCAAGGTGGCAGCAGTCGTGGCAAGTGTTGAAGCTGCGACTGCTGCATTCGCCTACAACATGCGGAAAGTCTATTTCGCGGCAGAGCTTTCCGGTTCTACCGTGAAGAACCTGCAGAGCTTGGAGTTCGCAGGTAAGCAGATCGGTATCAGCACAGAGCAGATGGCGTCGGCTGTGCACGGCCTGGCAACTGCCCTCCGTCTCAACCCCGGCAAGGTTGCACTCCTTGACAGCCTTACCGGGCTGAAGGAAGAAGGTAAGGACGCAACCGACCAGCTCTTGGACCTGATCCAAGCGACCGAGAAAATGCCCGAATACATCGGGGCACAGTACGCGGGGCAGTTCGGCATTGACCCGGACACCTATCACCTAATGCGGGATCACTTAAAAGAGTTGATTGCTGACAAGAAGCGAGCTGAAGGCATCTTCAAAGATATGGGGGTGGATCCAAAGGACTTCAAAAAGACGACGCTCGAGTACGCCACGGCCCTGGACGATCTGAAACTAAGGTTTGAGATCCTGGGCATGTCGCTCATGTCTCGCTTTGAGCCAGCGTTCAAATCCACCACAAATCTCCTAAAAGATTCCATGGAGTATTGGACGAATTGGGCCAATGGTACGCAGAGCGTGATGGATACGCTGAATCAGCTGCCTGTGGTCGGCAAGGTGTTCCAGCACACCAGCGATACGAAGGGTGCCGCGTTCATTGCTAAGGGGCAATGGTGGAACGCCTCATTCGTCATGCCCGCAACAGACTATCTCGAAGCCCTGAAGATGAAGGCTGAGGGTAAGAGCGATGCCGACATTGCCAAGCACTTCTCCGCAGCCGCAAAGACCCCAGCAGCCACAAAGACCCCGGCAGCCGCAAAGACCCCAGCAGCCGCAAAGACCCCAGCAGCCGCAAAGACCCCAGCAGCCGCAAAGACCCCGGCAGCCGCAAAGACCCCGGCAGCCGCAAAGACCCCAGCAGCCACAAAGACCCCAGCAGCCACAAAGACCCCAGCAGCCACAAAGACCCCGGCAGCCGCAAAGACCCCAGCAGCCGCAAAGACCCCGGCAGCCGCAAAGACCCCAGCAGCCGCAAAGACCCCAGCAGCCGCAAAGACCCCAGCAGCCGCAAAGACCCCAGCAGCCACAAAGACCCCAGCAGCCACAAAGACCCCAGCAGCCACAAAGACCCCAGCAGCCACAAAGACCCCAGCAGCCACAAAGACCCCAGCAGCCACAAAGACCCCAGCAGCCGCAAAGACCCCAGCAGCCACAAAGACAACTGGTAAGACAGCTCCGGCGTCACACCTCCCTCTCAACGAGAGGGACAACAACCCGGGAGACATCAGGTATGGTGATTTCGCAAAACACCACGGGGCCATTGGGCGCGACGCCAAGGGGTTTGCAATCTTCCCCGACATGACGACGGGGTTTGCTGCAACGCAGGCGCTCCTCAAGCGGTACGGTGAGGACGGCAAGGATACGCCGCGTTCCATCGTGAACCGCTGGGCACCGGCTAAGGACGGCAACGATACTGGCGCCTACATGAATGCCTTGGACGGAGGAAAGAACCCAGACCAGAAGTTTGATATGCGCGACCCAGCAACCTTGGTCGCGTTGTCCAAGAAGATTGCGACGCATGAAGGACTCCCATCATCCTTGCTGGGCAGTGCGGACAACACACGCCTTGGACAAGCCGCAAAGCACGATGTGACAGTTCATCAGCATACCGAAATCAAAGTTACAGGGGCGGGCGACCCTGTACAGGTTGGAAGGGAGGTTGCAGGGCATCAGAGCCGCGTGAATGGGGACTTGGTTCGTAACCTTAAAGGGAATCTGTCATGAGCTTTACTGGCCTGATGGCCGCGGGTGCCCAGCTACTTGGAACGCAGGCGCTTCTTGTGCGGCCACAGCGTGGGCTCAAGACGCCGACCTTTACGGACAACACGGGCACGACTTACGTGTTGCCGGACATCGCCGCGCAAGGGACGCTCGAAGAGAGAATAACTGACGAATTAGAGGTCACGGATCACCCGGTGGAGATTGGCGCAGAGATCTCCGATCATGCGTTCAAGCTGCCCACTCAAGTGGTGCTTCACCTTGCCTGGTCCAATAGCCCAAGCTCCAACGGTAGCCTTCTGGGCGCAGCAGCGGGCGCAGCAGCGGCGATCAGCCCCGTAGCAAGGGCGTTAATAGGGGGCGTTGAGTTTCTCGGCGCTGCCGCCTCTGTACTCACGGGCGGCAGCACGGACCAGATGGCCGCAATCTATGATTCGCTGGTGACATTGCAGGTGACGCGATCTCTGTTCGATGTCTATACGGGGAAACGCATTCTGCGAAGCATGGTGTGTAGAACCATCTCTGTCAATAACGATTGGAAGACTGAGAACGCTCTGTTCGTGACTATGGTGTGCAAACAGGTGATTCTTGTGAACACACAGAACGTGACACTTCCGTCCGCTGTGCAAGCCAAACCCTTGGAGACAGCAAGCCCTGTCAATAATGGGGTAAAGAGTGCTATGCCTGTCATTCAACAAGCCGCGGGGACCTTTGCCAGATGAGTGCTTTCGAAATTCCGCTCTCCCCTGAGGCTCAGACTTTCAGAATTAATCTTGCGGGGGTCACCTATAGCATTAATCTGTACTGGAATGCAATATCCGGATTCTGGTGCATTGATGTAGCAGATACATCTGGAAACCCCCTTGTCAATGGTATTCCCCTCGTTGCTAATACGGATTTACTTGCGCAGTACCCGGAATTAAATTTTAACGGGCAACTCATTGTTCAGAGCGATAATGACCCGAATGCAGCTCCGACGTCGGATAATCTGGGCACTGCCAGCCACCTATATTTTGTGACGCCATGAACAACCAATGGATCCGCAAGCTCACCCTCGTCTTGTTTAAGGGAAGCAAGGGGGTTGATCTGTCCCAGTTTCATATTAAGTTCAACATCACGAACGCAGACGTAGAGAGCCCAAATACCTGTGTCATTCGAGTCTATAACCTTGCCAAGTCAACTGTCAAACAGATTCAAGGGGAGTTCTCCGAAATTGTTCTTAACGCTGGATACGTGAATGGGAATTTTGGAGTGGTGTTCCAAGGCACGATTAAGCAATACAGAATCGGGCGAGAAACTAACACCGACACATACCTCGAAATAATGGCTGCTGATGGGGACATCGCATACAACCAAGGGGTCATAAATGTGTCCCTGGCCAAAGGTTCTACCCCAGCACAGGCCCTGCAAGCTTCTGCCGCTGCAATGAATGCGGGCATTGACACGGGCTCTCTTGCAAGCGATCCCCAGCATACCCCGTTACCGAGAGGGAAGGTATTATTCGGCATGGCAAGAGCGAGGCTTAGGAATGTGGTCAGCAATCTGGATGCCTCCTGGAGTATTGAGAACGGTAACGTCATCATCACCCCGCTTACAGGGTACCGAAGCGACCCTATTGTCGAAGTGAACGTGGCAACGGGGCTCATCGGTATGCCCGAACAGACGGACGAAGGAATGCGCCTCACGTGCTTGTTGAATAGCAACCTGCGCATTGGCGCACGGGTGAAGCTGAACAATAACGAAATCATTCAGCTGATGCAAGCGAACCCAAATTCTGCCGCGGTACCTTTCAACCAATGGTCAGGCGTGCAATACAACGCGCCATTATCAACCGACGGAATTTATCGCATGTTCGTGGTAGAGCACGAAGGGGATACAAGGGGCCAACCTTGGTACTCGCATCTGACCTGTCTTGCCATGGATATGACAGCCCCAGCTGGCAAACAAGTAGCGGACCAATGACATGGATAGGCGAGAACGAGTTGATAGTCTGAACGCTGCCTTACTCGCTGCGCTTGCGGGTTGGCAGAGCGACGTGTGGACGGCCCTGCCCGGTATTGTGGAGAGCTTCGACCCTGTATCCATGACTTGCGTTATTCAGCCGGCAATCAATGCACGGTTCAAGAGCCCTGTAGACGGGTCTATCTCCTGGATTCAGCTGCCCCTGCTGCTGGACTGCCCGGTGCTATTCCCGGGAGGCGGAGGGTTGACATTGACGTTCCCTGTGGCCAAGGGGGATGAGGCGCTGGTGTTGTTCTCATCCCGTTGCATTGACGGCTGGTGGCAGGCGGGCGGGGTGCAAAATCAGCCAGACTATCGGATGCACGATCTTAGTGACGGGTTCACCTTGGTTGGCGTGCGCTCGTTACCCCGTGCAATTACGGGAGTAAGTACAACCTCCGCGCAGCTCAGAACCGACGATGGACAGACCTTTGTTGACGTCGCATCGGGGCTCATCACCGTCAATGCAACGAATGTGAATGTCGTTGCAAGTGGCACCGCAACTGTCAAAGCCCCCAGCATCATTCTTAAGAATGCAGGCACAGCGTTACAGAAACTTGTGAACGCCACTTTTCTGACCCTGTTCAACGGGCACTCCCATCCTAGTAACGGTTCGGCGCCCTCACAACAGGCGTCCACAGCTAACGCGACTTCTGTACTGGAGGCAGAATAATGGCTCAGCAAGATATGATTTATCGGAGACTGGATTCAAATGGGGATTATACCTTCGGCCAGGGTTCGGGGAACTTTTATGTGAATTCCCGGGAGGGCGTCGCGCAAGCTGTCAAGACTCGTCTTGGTTTGATTGCTGGGGAATGGTTTCTTGACACTACTGCGGGCACTCCTTACAATTCTCAAATACTTGGTGCGGGGATGCTTACTAAGTACAACCCCGCCATTCAAGCGGTCATTCTAGAGACCAAGGGAGTTCTTCGCATCACTGAGTATTCGAGTTTTGTGGACTCGGCTACACGCAAAGCAACTATCGTGGCGACCATTGATACGATATACGGTTCGATTACACTTACCCATAATCTATAAAATAGCACAAATTCGCAATGGCTACAGCCTATCCGCTCCCAACGCTCGGTCCGACGGTTGACGCCAATGGTATTTCGATTCCGTCGTTCAACGACGTATATCAAAGTCTGCTAGCAATCTTCCAGTCGATCTATGGAGCTGGAATCTATGTTGCAGCAGACAGCCAGGACGGACAATGGATTGCCGCGCTAGCCAAAGCTATCGACGATTCGAATAAGGCCGCTGTGCAGGTGTTTCAGAGCTTCTCGCCCACGTATGCGCAAGGGGTGGGGCTGAGTAGCTTGGTGAAGATTAACGGGCTGAAGCGCAACGTGCCTACCTACAGCACAGCCCCCGGGAATGTGGTGGGCGAGGCTAACTCGGTGATCCTTGCTGGGGTTGTCAAGGATGATAACGGCAACCTGTGGAACCTCCCTACCGTAGTCACCATTCCATCCGCGGGCACTATTGCAGTGACCGTGACAGCACAGCAACCCGGGGCAATTAACGCCCCCGCAGGCTCGATCAACGCACTGTACAACCCCCAGCGAGGGTGGCAATCGTTTACGAGCACAGCCGACGCTACAGCGGGCGGCGCCGTGGAATTGGACCCTGCCTTACGCGCAAGGCAATCTATCTCCACTAGCATCACAGCGCAGACCCCATCGGACGCCATACTTGCAGCAGTTTCAAACGTGACGGGCGTTGTCCGCGCTGTTCTTTATGACAATGACAGCGATGTAACAGATGCCAGCGGGATTCCAGCCCACAATATCTGCGTCGTGGTAGAGGGCGGGGCAATTCCCGACATTGCAGCAGCCATAGGCAACAAAAAGACTCCGGGGATTCCTACTTACGGAACGACTTCCGCGATTGTCTACGATGCCCTGGGGCTACCGCGGACAATCAACTTTTATATTCTTCAGCTCGTCCCAATATACTACGCGATCACCATCAAGACTCTTCCGGGGTATTCGGCAGCGACAGGGGGCCTGATTCAAAGCGCCCTAGCAGCCTTCACGAATTCCCTCGCTATTGGTGGCGACGTATATACGACGCAAGCCCAGGCGGCTGCATCGTTGATGTCGGTCGGTCTGGGTCAGACATTCTATATCACGGCCTTTACGCTGGGCACCGCAGCAAGCCCGGTGGGCGTGAGTAACATTGCCATTTTGTTCAATCAGGCAGCAAGTTCGGACAGCGCCAACGTGGCTCTGACGGTGACATAATGAGTGCAAGTGTCACGCCCTATACGAGTCTCATAACGTCCGAACACGCGGATAAGCCTAATTTTGTGGCCACAGTTTCCAACAGCGTTCAGCCGTTTGCGGATCTCATTGCTTTGCTTGGCGAAAGTTTCTACGACCTAGACTCCGCAGTAGGGGCTCAGTTGGATGTCATTGGGCAATGGGTCGGGGTTACTCGGTATGTCAAGACTCCCATCACAGGAGTCTTTTTCAGCTTGGATATCTACCCAGGCCTGGATGACGGAATCGTATGGGATTCTGTGACCGAACCCGATGAGCAGCTCACGACGCTACCGGACGACGAATACCGAATTCTTTTACGGGTAAGGATTCTAAATAATCAGTGGGATGGCACATTTCCCACCCTCTACGCAATTCTGCTGGCCTTGTTCACCCCGGCCCCTAATACGAACGCCCTGTCCCCTTTTGTGCAGGACAACAACGACCTGAGCCTTTATGTCGGTTTCACGGGTAAGAAACCGACTCCAGTCATTCAGGCGTTGCTGACTCAGGGCGCTCTTGACATTAAACCGGCGGGTGTTCAGGTTCGGAATTACGTATATCCGTCGCAGGACGGCCCACTCTTTGCTTTGGATGTCAATAACACTTATTTCGCGGGCCTGGATCTTGGGGTCTGGGGAACTCTTAGTTAGGAATGTAAATGGCAACGAACGATTTTCAAATTCTTGCGGGGGGAGCTGGTGCCAACGTCCTTACGCAAGCTGAATATGTAGCGCTCACCACACTGTTGGCGAATGGGTTCTCGCAAGGGATTGTGGCGTCCAACACTCTCAATAAGATATTGAGGCAATCGTCAATCTCCTCCGCCCTTATTACACAGCTGATTGTGGAAATCACGGGGCAGAACGTTGTGGATGATGGGGCTATAACGACGCTTCTACCTCAGCTGATATTGGCTATTCAAGGCGTATCCAGCCAAGCGGCATTCACCGCCGCCGACACCGGCACCGCGAACACCTACGCCATCACCCTGAGCCCAGCGCCTGCCGCGCTCACGCCCGGCATGACCGTGGGTATCGACGCGATCGTTGCCACTAACACCGGCGCCTCGACGCTGAACGTCAATGGACTCGGGGCGCTCCCGATTCAGTCCGCTGGCGGCGTCGCGCTGCAAGGGGGTGAGCTTGTCGCCACCTACGGGGCAGTCCTACGGCTAAATCATGGCGGCACAGCGTGGATTTTGCTGCAGACCACGGGCGGATCATTGCCAGTCGTGGGTGGAACGAAAAGCGAACATGCCGTCAATCTCGGCCAGTTCCTCGGCCCCATAACGACAGGCGCACCGCTTGGAACGCTTGCGGCGAGCACGACATACACCAAGACAATCTCGTTCACAGCTCCGTCAGCGGGCTTTGTGTGGGGGCAGGGACGCTTGCCTCTTAGTCCGCCCTCAGCATCGACCATCACATTGAGCCTCATCATCAATGGAACGACCTACCAGCAAGATGTCACCTTACTACCAATGACGGATGCCGGTGTGATGCAGGTGACTTCCGGGCAGGCGATTACCGTAACCGCTCAGGCCATTACGGGAAGCGCGTCGCCAGGGACTGCAGCATCTTTGTACGCCGATGCCATCTTCATCCCATCCCTGACAAATTGAGGTATCTGAAATGAAGACCTATTTTCTGACTCCGAACGGCGCCGGGTTCGACGGATCTGGATATACGCCTGATGGCACACTTCCTGCGGGCGCGATCGTCTGCACGAAAGAGCAGGCTGACAATTTCAGGGCGTATGCGCTCAGCAATGGCGCGATCGTTGCAGCCGCGCCCGCGGTCATCGCGGCGCAGCAGTTCGCGGATGACGTTGCCGCGCTTGCAAGCGGGACTGTTGCCATCACCAGCACATCGACCCCGGCTCTGGATGGCAGCTACACCATCACCGCGCAAGACCAGCAGCACATCGCCGTCGAAGTGCAGAGCCTGATGCTCAACGGCACATTCGCTGACGGCACGGCTTCGCTGGCGTGGCCGGATGCAACGGGCGTGGTGCACACGTTCGACGCCGCGCAGTTCAAAGCGTTTGCCACAGCCATCGGTGCGTTTGTCGCGGCGTGTATCAAGTGCAGCATCGGCACATCGACCACGCTACCGAGCGCAAGCCTGACCATCGCCTGATTCAGGCCATCCATCTAACCGCCGAATGGCGGTTCATCCTAACACTCGCAAAGGACGAGAATGGACTACGCAATCTCCCACGGCGTGCTTGATGGAATTCTGACTATCGTTCTTGCCCTCATTGGATGGTTTTTGACAGGCCTGAGATCTGAGCTTCGCAAGTTTAACGAGCAACAGGAGAAGCATACTGACGCGCTGAACTCGTTGGCGATTATGGTGGGCAGAGACTACGTCACCAGAAGCGAGCACTCGCAGGACCTGCGAGAGCTCCGTGAGGCTGTGGAAAAGACTGCGGACAACGCTCGAGAGGATTTAGCTCGGTTGCACGCTCGAATGGACTCACTGAAGGCTAAGACATGAACCTGCACGATTTTCAACTCGCTGACCTTGCACCTTACGCAAGCGAAAAGGCATTCCCTGTTTCTGCCAGCAAAGACTTCCGCCTGTTCTTTGTAGGAAGAGACGACGTACACCGCATCCTGCGCCATGTGCTGGGGCGCGTACAGGTAAGTTTGTATCTCAACATGTTCGGATACGACGATGAGGAGCTCAACGACATCGTCATGGGCATCGTGCACAACCCACGAATCACCGTGCTGATCACGCTCGACAAGAGCCAGTCGGGGGGTGTGCATGAGAAGCGCCTCCTGGAGTCCGATGCAGCTAAAGACCCCGAAGGGTTCAGCACTCACTTCATAGTGGGCCAGAGTGCAACGCACCAGATCAGCCACACGAAAGGCTTCGTGGCAGACGGGGTGGTGGGCTGCGAGGGCTCGACTAACTGGAGCACCAGTGGGGAAGGAACGTTTGTGGTCAAAGGCGAACCCGGTGGAAAGGGCTTCAGGGCTCAGAACAACACACAGACAGTCTTTACCGACCCATTCGCCGTCCAACGGTTTCAAGCCCAACTGATCGCCGAGCACGTCGTGGCGCAGCGGCTGAAACCCTGAGCGACTTTCCCCCCTTAACCCGCTTCGGCGGCTTTTTTCTTTCGGAGCACACCATGTCTGGAATCAGTAACTATCTCGTCAACAAGCAAATCGACGCCGAGTTTCGCGGCCAGGCGTTCACCGAGCCAACCTCTGTCTACGTCGCGCTCCTGCTGTGCTCAAAGGGCCCACTCGCACGCTCGACCGCATACGCGCTCAACGACACCGTGAGCATGGTTGCGGCAGACGGCTACAACCACCTGTATTCCTGCACCACGGCAGGTTCCAGCGCAGCCGCGGCGCCAGCCTACCCCGGCAAAACGGCGGAGGTCATTACGGATGGAACTGCCGTGTTCACCGAGCAGGGCGACGTGCTGGCCGCTGGTGGCGCGTCACTGGTTGAAGTCGCGGGCAACGCCTACGCCCGCGTGGCCGTCGCCTCAAGCCTGGCGAACTGGTCAGGCACGCAAGGCGCTGGAACCACGGTTGCATCGAGCGGTACCACCGCCGCCATCAGCAACAACATCGCCGTCACCTACCCGACGCCAAGCGGCCCGTGGGAGACCGGCACGCAGCAGATTTGGGGCTTCGCCACGTATGACGCGGCCACGGCTGGCAATCTTCTGCGCTTCGGCGGCCTGGGTACTGACCAGATCGTGAACACCGGCAACAGCGTGAGCTTCGCGCCGGGCCAACTCGTGTTCAAGACCGACCAGAGGTAAGCCATGGCACTCATCATTTCCGCCCCGACCGTGAGCAACGCCTACAACCCGCTCCGATCCTTCACGATCCGCGTCCAATCCGTCGCCAGTCAGTTTGCCACGATTGCGTGAATAGCACATGAGCATCACGCTGGTTAGCGCTTGGTCGGCCGCCGGTTCAACATCTAACTATGGACTGGCCGCATCGCTTCAAGCCGCGCAGCAAGGCAGCGCACGCCTGACAGTTTCGGGGTACACTACCGCGTTAAATGCAACTGATCAGGGCTACCCTTCTATCGCAAAATTTTACGCTCTTGCAGCGGACCGTTCCATGTATGGGCTCGCCCCACTGCGGGTGACTTACGCAGTGGCACCTCTTCGATCCTTCTATTCAGAACCATGACTACAACGACGGAATTAGACCCCCGCGAGAAAGAAGTCTGGACTATCGACTTCTCATCTATCCTTTACAACGGTGAGACGCTGAAATCAATTGTCTCTGTCGAGGTGAGTGTGACAGGAGGCGCTGATCCGAACCCAGCAGCATTCGTCCCTGCGCAACCAGCCCCAGCCATCAATACAAAAATCGTGACAGCTTACACACAAGGGCTCTCAGGGGTAGGTCAGCAGAAAGTGCTAATCTCCCCCGGCTGCTGCATCCAGGGCCCGATGGGCGGTACAGGCCTCGATGGTGTCACCTACAAAATCTTGGCCTTTGCACAGACCTCCAACTCCCTCAGACTTGTTGGAGCCTACATTCTTGTTCCAGTGAGGTCGCTATGACACCGCAACAACTCGCCGCAGCAACTGGCGCAAGCATTCCCATCGCTACCGCATGGCTGTCCCCGCTCGATCTGGCCATGCAGCGCTACCAGATCAACACTCCGCTACGGCAGGCTGCATTTCTGTCGCAGATCGGCGTCGAGTCGAACGGCCTCACCGAGCTTGTCGAGAACCTGAATTACTCGATGGCTGGGTTGCTCGGGATTTGGCCGGATCACTTCAGCGCAGCAGATGCCGAGAAATACGGGCGCACGCCAAATCATCCGGCGAATCAGGAAATGATTGCGAACATCGCCTACGCGAACAGGATGGGGAATGGAGACGTTGAGAGCGGCGATGGGGCCAGATTTAGGGGCCGCGGATGTATTCAGCTCACGGGCCGCGCGAACTACAGAACGTCTGGAATTGCGCTCGGCCTCGATCTGGAAGCGAATCCCGATCAAGCCGCGCAACCGCCTGCCGCAGCACTCACTGCTGCCTGGTATTGGGCGCAGCACGGCTGCAACGCGATGGCGGACAACCAGATGATCGTCGCCATCACGCAAGCCATCAATGGGGGCCTCAACGGCATTGAGCAGCGGCAGCGATTGTTTGCCCTGGCCGTCCCCGAACTGCGCACCGACACGGATTGAAAGCATGGACATCGCTGATCTCGCCGAAGCCCGGGAACAACAGCATCGTGACGCGGCAATGGCCGATCAACGGCATCAAGCGCAGCGCATGCACTTGATGGCCTGCGGGCGTTGCCACTACTGCGATACGCCAGTTCCTGCCGGCGCGCTGTTTTGCCGCCCAGATGCGGGCGGTTCCTGCCGAGATGATTTTCAGCGCGAGCAGGACGCGCGGCACAGAAACGGAGGGTGAACATGCTTATCAAGATCAGAGCTGGAAAACAGGATGTCGAATTGACGCTTGATGAAGCGAAGAAACTTGCGGATGAATTTCGGGAGTTGCTGGGAGATGGAAGGGTGAATCCTCCCATTGTTGTTTTCCCCGCTTGCCCTCCATATGAATGTCCTGATCCGTTTTTTCCTCCATTCCGTGTGACTTGCAACGCAGAAAAGGCCACATCATGCTGATCCTCAACGTCGCCGGGTTCTACCTGGCTCTGATGTACGCCACCTGGCTGCTGTTCGTCGCCATCATGGGCTTTCGCGCGGCCAAGCTCGCCGGCAAGCTGAGCAAGCCTGTGTTTGTGCTGGCGCTCCCGGCGCTGGGCGTTGGCGTGCTGTGCGACTTCGTGCTGCAGGTGGTTTCGACGCCGATCTGGCTCGATCCGCCGCGCGAGCTGCTGCTCACGCTGCGGCTTGACCGCTACCTCTCGATCTCGAATCCAACGGGCCTGAACGCCTACCGGCAGCGCGTGGCCAAGTGGGTGTGCTCCAACATGCTTGACGTTTTTGAAGCCGGTGGCCACTGTCACAAGGATGCGCCATGACCTTCACGCTGCAGACCTTGGCCCTTTGGTTACTGGGCATCGTGACTTTCCCGCTGCAGTTGGCCTACAGCGTGCTGGTGCCGGTTGTGTATGCCATGCTGCTGCGCAAGTGGCGCGTGCTCACCATCATCCCCTACGACGTGGTCAACGCCTGCATGGGATTGTTGGGTGCATTCCTGGTGCCGCTAGTGTTGTCATTTGTCCCGCGCGCGGCTGATCATCTCCCCGCATGGTGTTGGCCTTGGGATAACGCTTGGGACACCATCAATGGCGACCCCTACGGCTGGAAGACACTCACCACGGCAGCCGGCATCGATCAGCGCAGCTTCATCGCTCGCCTGAATTGGCTCGTCGTGCGCAACGGCACCCCGAATTTCAGCCGGTACACGCTCGGCTTCCAGATCACGCCGATGACGACCTTCACACACGAAGGCGACTGGATCGACAACGGTACTGGCGACCATTCCGGGGGCCTGTACATCGAGGCGACTCACCCGGACGGAACAAAGCGCTTCTGCTACGCCGCACTGACCCAATGGGGCAGCTCGCGCCGCTGCATTCGCACCTATCTGGGGTGGAAGATGATGGGATCGACAGACGGCAAAACCTACATGCCCCCACCGGCTGGGAACTGGTGCCAGGAAGACGTGTACTGGAATCCATATTTCGGCTTCAACCCGGGCAGCACGACGCCCGCGGGGAACTGACATGCTCGCCTGGATTGCGAAACTGCTGGCCGACAGTCAAGGCGTCCCCGACGAGGCCCGCGTCGGCTTCATGCTCGGCATCCTGGCGTACCTCGGGTACTGGGCCTACTGGCTGTTCACCGGCC